CAGATACTGCATATATAAAAATTGATTGGACAGTAACTTCTGATTTAAGAGATAAAACTAATATTGAAACTGTTCCTCATGGATTAGATTTTGTTAATCAAATAACACCAATTAAATATAGATTTAAAACATCAAGAGAAAATGACACTCCAACTGGAGTAACTAGATATGGATTTAAAGCACAAGAAATTTTAGCTTTAGAAGGAGATAATCCTGTTCTTGTTGATAATGGTGATACAGATAATTTAAAATTAACAAGTGCTTATTTAGTACCAGTATTAGTTAATGCAATTAAAGAACTTAAAACACAAAACGATAGTTTAAAAACTAGAATAGAAGCACTGGAAAGTTAACCTATGCTCTTCGGATTTGCCTCATTTGCCGAACGACCCTTCTCAACGGTCGATGATGATAATGATGTAACAATTCAAGTAACAGGTAATACATTATCTATTAGTATTGGTAGCGCTGGAATTACAGCTGATTCTATTATCGAAGATCCTACAGGGTCTCAAGTAACTTTAGGAACAGGAACTGTTACAATTACAGCAGATGCTAACTTTAGTGTTACTGGTAATGCAACTTCATTAAGCATAGGAACTGTTACAGTTACAGCAGATTCTAATACTTCTGTTACTGGAAACGCATTGACACTTTCAACAGGAAATGTTACAGTGACTGGAACAGCGTTAGTAAATGTAACCGGATCTCAAGTAGAAATAGATGCTGGAGACCCGAACGTTATAACATGGGAAAATATTGTACCTGGAGTTAATATGGTTTGGACACCAATAGATCCAAGTTAAAAAATAAATTATGGCATCAAGTTATTCATCAGATTTAAAATTAGAACTCGTTAGTACTGGAGAAAAAGCAGGTCTTTGGGGAACTATAACAAATACAAATTTACAAATTTTACAGCAATCTTCATCAGGAGTTTTATCCGTAGACATGGCGGGAGCTGATATTACATTAGCACTAACTGATGGTGCTGAGTCTAATGGTAAAAATATATTTTTAAAACTAACAGGAACTCTTTCAGCTAATAGAATATTAACAATGCCTAGTGGAAGTGGAGTTACTAGACTATGGTTTATTGAAGATGCTACTGTTAGAGGAACATCAAATAGAACATTAGATGTAAAAACAGCAAGTGGAACAGCACAGCCCGTGCCTCCTGGATCAACATTAATGTGTGTTTCTGATGGAGCTCAAACTACTACAACACTTATAGAAAAAGGTTATGCAACAATTACAGATTCTAATTCATCCTACACAACAGTTGCAGGAAATCAAATTTTAGCAAATACTACGTCTAACCCTATTACAATAGTTTTACCTGTTGCTCCAGCGACAGGAGATGAAGTTACAATTATAGACGCTAGAGGAACCTTTGGATCTAACAACTGTATTATTAACAGGAACAACAAACCTATTAACTCTGGCACAAGTAATTTAACATTGAATACTAATGGTCAAGCTATTACTTTGGTTTTTGTAGACTCTACAAGAGGCTGGGCGTATAAAACGAACACAGCGTAAGGAGCACGGATCATGGCTCTTACTTCCATTAAATTTTTACCCGGTGTAAACAAACAAGATACAGCTGTTGGTGCAGTTGGACGTTGGGTAGAATCGGATAACATAAGATTTAGATATGGTCTTCCTGAAAAAGTCGGAGGGTGGTCTTCACTTACTTTAGATACAATTGTAGGTGTTTCTAGAAAAATGCATTCCTTTGTTGATCTAGAAGGTAACCGTTATGTTGCAATAGGAACTGATAAATTTTTACTTCTTTATTTTGAAGGACAACTTTTTGATATAACTCCTTTTCGTAGCAATAATGCTGGAGTTCAAACCACATTTACATCATCTACATTAGCCACAAATAGTACTTCAAATAAAACTTGTACTATTACAACTACATCAGCACATGGTTTAGAAGTTGGAGATATAATTTTATTAAACTCTGTAACCTTACCTAGTGGTACAGGACTTTCTGCTTCTGATTTTGAAGACAAACTATTTCAAGTTTTAACAGTACCTACTAACACTACATTTACAATTGATTCTTTAAACCAAGCAACTGGAGCAGTGTCAACTGGCGGTGCTATGATCGTAGAACCTTATCAATCAGTGGGTCCAGCACAACAAACTTATGGTTATGGTTTTGGTATTTCTCAATATGGAGGTCCTGTATCAGGAGCTCTAGCTAATACTTTATCTTCTGGAATTAATGATAGTGTAACAACTATTCCTGTTACATCTAACACAGGTTTTCCAACAGCAGGAACTGTTGCTATTGGAAGTGAACTTATTACATATTCAGGTAAAGGTACAAATACTTTTACTGGAGCTACACGTGGGGCCAAGGGTACAACAGCAGCAGCACACAGTTCAGGAGCAGTGGTTACAGACGCATCAGATTATTCTGGATGGGGTTCAGCTGTAGAAGCATCAACTGTTACTCTAGAATCAGGGCTTTGGTCTTTAAGTAATTTTGGTCAAGTACTTGTTGCAACTATTTCTAATGGTAAAACGTTTACTTGGAACTCAGGTATTGCTGCAAGGTTTACAACAAGAGCGTCTACTACAACATCTGGATTTGAAACAGCTATTACTACAACAGAGGGTAATCCAACTGCTTCAAGATTAACTTTAATATCACCCACAACACGTCACTTAATTCACTTTGGAACAGAAAATGATATAGGAGATCCCACAACTCAAGATGATATGTTTGTAAGATTTTCAGATCAAGAAGCTATTAATGCTTATACAATTAAAGCAACTAACAGTGCCGGTTCACAAAGATTACAAGATGGTACTAAAATTGTAGGAAGTATTATTGCCAAAGAAAATATTTTAGTTTGGACTGACAACGCATTGTATACAATGAAATTTGTAGGAGCACCTTTTACATTTGGATTTGAACAAGTAGGTACTAACTGTGGATTGATTGGTAAAAACGCTGCTGTTGAAATTGATGGTGTTGCTTATTGGATGTCTAACAATGGTTTCTTTTCTTTTGATGGTACGGTTAACTCGTTAGCTTGCTCTGTTGAAGATTATGTATTTGGCGATTGTGATACAACTAAAGGTCAACAGATTTGTGCAGGGATAAATAATTTATTTACAGAAGTAACTTGGTGGTACCCTACTTCTAATTCAAATTTTAATGATAGGTATGTTGTATTTAACTATGGTGAATCTCAAAGAGTTCCAATGGGCAATTGGTATACAGGAGTTAATACAAATTCAATTAGAACAGCATGGATTGATTCTTTAATTTATCCAAAACCTTATGCTTCTAGTTATAATTCTACAGCTAATGGTACTTTCCCTAACGTTATTGGTGAAGATGGATTAGGTAGAACTACATTATTTGAACACGAAGTAGGTACTGATCAGATTAATCCTGATGGTTCAACTACGGCTTTAACTTCAACTTTACAATCTTATGATATTGCTTTACAACAAGAACAACCAGAAACATTTTTAGCCATGAGAAGATTCGTGCCAGATTTTAAAACATTAACAGGAAATGCAAACGTTACAATAGGTTTAAAAGATTACCCTTCTGCAACTATTGAAGAAAGTACATTAAGTCCTTTTACAATTACATCTTCTACAACTAAAGAAGATACTAGAGCAAGAGGAAGGTATGCAAATTTAAAAATAGAAAATACAGGGGCTGGAGAAAAATGGAGATTTGGAACATTCTTAATTGATTTACAACCGGATGGTAAAAGATAATGACAAGAGTTGTAGTAAGATTACCCGAACCTAAAAAAGAATATAGTGAGGATAACCAAAGACAAATAAATAGATCATTAACTTCTATTGTTGAACAGTTAAACTCTACATTTTTAACACAATTAAAAGAAGATTCAGAACGATACACTTGGTTTGGATTAGGATAACATGGCAAATATATATTTAAATTCTAAAAAAGATTTAACAACTAATGCAGTTACAACTTTGTATACTGTACCTTCAAACTCTAGAGCTATTGTAAAAGCTATTCTAGTTAGTAGTGATAACGGAAGTGCTACTACCATTACTGTAGATTTGTTTGATGGTGATCCGGCAGCAAGTGCTGCTAAATTTACTTTATTTAATGTAGAAGCAATTGCAGCTAATGAAAGTAAACAATTATTAACAGAACCCTTGATTATGTTAGAAGGGGAAGTATTACAAGTAACCGCTGCAGATGCAAATAGATTGTTTGCAGTAGCATCAATATTAGAAATTAACAGAGAGGATAAATAATGCCATTTATAGAGACAGAAGCAAGTAAAAGACAAGAGATAATTAACGGTAAAAGTGTTACAGTTATTACCCCTAAATGTGAAGTAACTTTGACTAATACACAAACAGGACAAGAGTATATGTCTGATGCAGAAGCATTAGCTGACGTACAGAACGTTAATACTGACACTAAACCTGAACATGTTCGTAGAGATGTTAAGGTAACTGTAGAAGAAATTAATTTTGGTGCAGGTTCGGAGTTGTAAATTAAACAAAAATAAGGTATTTTAAAGAACATGGCAATTACAGATATTATAGAAGAAACAGAACTAACGGCTGGTGCTCCAAGCATCAAGTACGAAGGAGATATGAACCCGGACC